CTTTGTTGGAAGCAGATATGGCCAGCGCACAAAAGGTCAATTCTGCATTTGACTTCTTTGTTATCAACACTGATGGTTCAGACTCAGTCACTTTGGCTGTTGGCACTGGTTGGACAATCGTTGGTGCGGCTGCCGTAACTACTGCAACTTCAGCCCATTTCCGCGCGCGCAAGACCGGCGACGGATCGTGGACTGCATACCGCATTAGCTAATGTAAAGGGGGCGCTTCGGCGCCTTCTTTTTAACAAAGGAAAAATTATGGCTAATACTAAACCTGTTGGCGTAGCTTTTGCTGATCCAGAACTTGTTTCTGGCACTACAATTGCCGACGCTGTTATTACTGGTTCTTCAGTTGGCGGTACGTTTACTTCAACTGCAACAACTGGGCCTGTTGTGGCTAACGCTACTGCTGGTTTGTATTTTTTGACTATTGCTATTACGGCTAATACGACTACCACAACAGCCCCAAAAGGGTCAATTGGTACGACTACAAATGCCACAGGCACTGGAAAGATGTTTATTTCTGACGGCACTAAGTGGCAATTTGCTGCTATTACTTAATAGGGCGGGGGTCACAAGCCCCCGTTTCAACTTATGAACATTTATCTCAAGCATCCCGTCCACGGCGCTAAGATTGCCACAATGGAAGTGGAAGCAGAATATGATGAAACAAATGGCTGGGTACGGTACAATCCCGATACGCCTGAAGTAGAAATAGCGGAACCGGCAAACGCGTTAAAACGTAGACGTAAAACTTCGGAGTAAACATGGCCACAACAGCCAATGACCAGATTAACGGCGCTCTGCGCTTACTCGGCGTGTTGGCTGAAGGTGAGACACCGTCGGCGGCTACATCGCAAGACGCACTTATTGCGTTGAACCAGATGATCGACTCATGGTCTACCGAGCGATTGGCTGTGTTCTCGACTCAAGACCAAATCTTTTCATGGCCACCTAGTGCCATTTCACGCACGCTTGGCCCAACCGGTGACTTTGTGGGCGAGCGTCCGATCCTGATTGACGACTCTACCTATTTCCGTGACGCTTCGTCTGGCATCTCTTACGGCCTTAAACTAATCAATCAACAGCAATACAACGGTATTGCTGTCAAGACCGTGACATCCACCTACCCACAGGTAATGTGGGTCAACATGGAATACCCCAACATTACGATGACGGTGTACCCAGTACCCACTAAGGTGCTTGAGTTCCACATTGTATCGGTCACGCCACTTACGGCACCGGCTAATTTGGCTACAGACTTGGCTTTCCCACCAGGCTATCTACGCGCTTTTCGCTATTGCCTAGCGTGTGAGATGGCACCTGAGTTTGGTGTTGAGCCTTCGCCCACGGTCATGCGTGTTGCAATGACTTCTAAGCGCAATCTCAAGCGCATCAACAACCCAGACGACATTATGGCGATTCCTTACTCGCTTATCGCTACGCGTCAACGCTTTAACATCTTTGCCGGTAACTACTAATGAAGACGCCGATTTTGGGTTCCGCGTATGTTGCTCGCAGCGTCAACGCGGCCGACAACCGTATGGTGAATTTGTTTCCCGAAATTATTCCCGAAGGCGGCAAAGAGCCGGCGTTTCTAAACCGCGCGCCTGCGCTTAAATTTCTAGCCTCTGTGGGGCTAGGGCCTGTGCGGGGGCTGTGGACGTTTAAGTTTGACCCAACGCGCGCGTTTGTGGTGTCGGGCAACGGGTTCTACGAGATAGACACCAATTACACCGCCACGCTGCGCGGCACCTTAGTAGGCAGCGGTACCGGTTCCGTGTCAATAGCGGATAATGGCACGCAGATTTTTATTGCTGCTAACCCCAAGGGCTATATCTTTAACACCGCAACAAACGTATTTGCTGAGATTACCGACCCAGACTTCCCTGGTGCGGTGACGGTGTCTTATCTGGACGGCTACTTTATATTTAACCCGCCAGATTCGCAAAAGTTTTACATAACGTCATTGCTCGACGGCACGGCTATTGACCCCTTAGATTTTGCAAGCGCTGAAGGCTCGCCTGACGGTTTGGTGTCGCTGATTGTTGACCACCGCGAGTTGTGGCTGTTTGGCACGGATTCGGTTGAGGTCTGGTACGACGCAGGGCTGTCAGATTTCCCGTTTACCCGCATCCAAGGCGCGTTTAACGAGCTCGGGTGTGCTGCCCCTTACTCCGTTGCCAAACTGGATAATGGGCTGTTCTGGCTAGGTTCTGACTCGCGGGGTAAGGGCATTGTTTACCGCGCTGAAGGTTACACCGGCAAGCGCATGAGCACCCACGCGGTCGAATGGCAAATTCAGCAATACGGCGACATTTCAGATGCTATTGGGTATACCTACCAACAAGACGGCCATTCGTTTTATGTGCTGATCTTCCCCAGCGCAAACACAACTTGGGTGTTTGACGTGGCAACGCAAGCTTGGCATGAGCGCGCAGGGTTTACAAATGGCGACTTTACCCGTCATCGTTCTAACTGCCAAATGGCGTTTAATAACGAAGTGATCGTGGGCGATTACGAGAACGGCAACATCTACGCTTTTGACTTAGATTTCTTTGCCGACAATGGTGAAATCCAGAAGTGGCTGCGCTCATGGCGCGCGCTTCCAACTGGTCAGAATAACTTGAAGCGTACAACGCAGCACTCAATGCAGCTAGACTGCGAGACGGGTGTTGGGCTAAATGATGGCCAAGGACAAGACCCACAAGCCATGTTGCGCTGGTCGGATGATGGTGGCCACACTTGGTCTAACGAGCATTGGACTTCAATTGGCAAGATCGGCGTATATCAGAAGCGTGCCATCTGGCGTCGGCTTGGCATGACGCTCAAGCTGCGTGACAGGGTCTACGAAGTGTCAGGTACTGACCCAGTTAAGATCAGTGTGATGGGTGCTGAACTGCTATTGAGCCCTACAAATGCCTAACATTACTAATATTATCCCACCGCGAGTGCCGCTCGTAGACGAGCGCACAGGGCTAATATCGCGGGAATGGTATAGGTTTTTATTTAACCAGTTCACTAAAGTTGGGCAAAGCGGCGATTCTTTAGAGGATTTACAGCTTGGGCCGGTAGCGTCAGATAACTTTGCGTTTGAAATAATCAAAAACATAAATCAGTTTGCTATCCAGCCAGCGCAAGACGGTGTGATTGATCAGATTGCTGAGATGCAAAAGCAGATACAGGGTTTGCAACTTCAGCCACAGTTAGACATTGCGGCTATTTTTTCTGCCATCAATACGCTATCGTCAGCGCCGGTTGTCAAAACTGCTGACTTTACAGTGGCTTACGGCGAGACTTGGTTAATCAACAATAAATCGGGCTCGACTTGTACGGTGACGCTTCCTGCACCAGCAAGTAATGTTGGGCGGGTGTTAAATCTTCAGAATTACCAAAATGAGTTTTTGGTATCTGCGTCTGCCAATGTCATCCCGATCGACGGTGGCGCTGCATCGACCGCAATTTTGCCTGCTGTGGCAGGCGAAACGGCAACATTGGTGTCTAACGGCACGAACTGGGTAATGACGCAAAGCGTCCCGAATAACGTACTGCTTTTGGAGTAAAGAGATGACTGTTACAGTAAAGGTACTCGTACCGGCAAAGACTGCGGAAAACGCTCAAACAACGCAATACACCGCCAGTGGTGTAACGGCGATTATTGACAAATTTACGGCTACAAATTACAGCGCCTCGACTGCCGTTATTTCCGTTAACCTGGTGACTTCGGGTGGCGCGGCCGGCAACGACAACCTGATTGTTAAGACCAAAGCCTTGCAACCCTCGGAGACTTACACGTTTCCTGAGTTGGTGGGTCACTCACTTATGCCAAGTGGCTTCATTTCTACCTTGGCAGGAACGGCGTCTGCGGTTAACATTCGTGTATCTGGTCGGGAGATTACATGAGGGTAACTTACGATCCTACGCTGTTCCAAAATACGCCGGTGAAAGTTAAATTTCGCCAAGATATTTTGACAGTTCAAGACGGGTTGCAAAAGTTAATTGATGACGGCGCGGTTGAGTCCACGCTAGAGGACTGCACTCTTAGGCATTACTTTACGCCAAAAGATGAAAAGTACGGTTGTTGCACTTATGCTCGCGAGATGCTTATCCCAAAAGGAACGCTAATCATAGGAAAAATTCATCGCCATCAGCATTTGAATTTTATTTCTAAGGGCAAGGTAACCGTATTCACGGAGTTTGGCCAGAAGCACTTAGAAGCACCTTGCACGTTTATCTCCGAAATCGGGCTTAAGCGCGCGGTCTATGCAGAAGAAGACACGCTTTGGACAACGGTTCACCTAACAGAATTTGAAGGTGAGGAAAATTTAAGTAAAATTGAGTCAGAAGTTATTGCACCGAGCTACAATGATATGGGCTTAACTGCTTCTTTTGACAAAGTAATGAAAATAGGGGAAGCATTATGACTTGGGGAATGGTTGCCGTAGCAGGTGCTACCGTTGTAGGCGGAGCGTTATCATCTAGTGCCGCAGGAAGCGCTGCTAGTGCGCAAGCCAAGTCGGCTGACCGCGCAGCAGACCTTCAATATGAACAATATCTAAAAGGCGTTGAGCTGCAAGAGCCGTTTCGCCAAGCGGGTATTCAAGGTCAAAACCGTCTGATGACGCTGCTTGGTTTGGGTGGCACAGCACAATACGACGACACAGCGTACAACAAAGCTCTTGCTAAGTACAACACTGATTTAGCTGCGCTTGACCCTTCTAAATATACAGTAGGCGGCGGTGAAGGCGGCGAAGGTACGTTTAACCAAGCAGCGTTTGACGCCGCGCGCGCTGGGATTGTTGCGCCCAATCGTGAACAGTTCAGAATGACCGGCGGCGATACCAGCGCGGCTGATTTTGGCAAATACGCAACGGCTGAGTACACGCCTGAGATGTTTGCCAAGGGCATAGACCCAGGCTATCAGTTCCGTCTTAAAGAAGGTATGCAAGGTCTTGAACGCAGTGCGGCTGCCCGTGGCGGCTTGCTGTCTGGTGCTACGCTAAAAGGTATAACGCGCTACGGTCAAGACGCAGCGTCACAAGAGTTCACTAACGCTTTCAACCGTTATCAAGCCGAGCGCACAGGTACGCTAAACCCATATCAATCTATGGCGGGCATGGGTCAATCTGTTGCCAATCAGGTTGGGAATATGGGAATGAACTACGCCAACCAAGCGGGTGAGGCATATCAAGGTGCGGCTAATGCGCGCGCGTCTGGCTATGTTGGTCAAGCTAATGCAATCGGCGGCGCAATTGGTAATATTTCAAATCAATATTACCAAAATCAATTGATGAACCGAGTGTTTCCTATGAGCACTACTCAGCGAGCGATTAACCAATATGGCGCGGGCAATGTGTATGGTCCTGGCGGCGGTGGTGTAATGCCTAACACATACGACCCTAATCAACCTTAAGGATTTGCCATGCCAGTTAATCCAAATATCGCACTAGGCACACAGCCACAACAGCCTGTTAATTATCTTGCTCAAATGGGGCAAGCAATGGCGTTGAAAGCTGCTTCTCAAGATATTCAAGGTAATGAAGACTTGCGCAATTTTTATGCGTCTGGTGGCAACGCTGCAACGCCTGAAGGCGCGCGCGCTTTGATGGCCGCAAACCCTAAGATGGGTATGCAGATTCTTAAAAACACCGCTGAAACGCAAAAAATTCAAGGTGACGCACTATCTAAGTCATTTGCAAATGCCCGCGAAGGTTTGTTAATGGTACGCACCCCCGAGGATTTGCTTAACTATTCAATTAGTCAATTTAGCGATCCTTTAATTGGGCCGTCATTAAAAGCCCGTGGCCTTACACCCGAAACAGTTGCAGCCAATCTTCAAAAAGAGTTATCCACCTCTGGCTTTGATGCCGTGCTTAAAAAATCGGCAATGGGTTTAGACGGTTGGTATAAAGACCAGACATCGCGCCGCAATCAAGATGTAAGTTCTGGTGCGTCGTATGGCCAATTAGAGTTATCAAAACAAGAAGCCGCGCGCAAGCAGCAAGAACTTGATCTTGTACGAGGTATTTTAACTGGTAACGAACAAACGCCTCCAGCGACCAGTAATGTTCCAATGGGCGGCGGTGGTGGTGGGCCGACCACCGGCGCAAGTTCAAGTATTTTTAACCCTGCGTCAGCTAACGTGTTGGCAAATCAAGTTGCGCCTCCTGTCGCCACACCAGCGCCTGTTAACGGTTTATTGAATCCTCCTGCTGGCCAGACCGGTGTAGCACCTGCGGCGAACCGCATTGATCAAATTACACAACAACTTACTCGATTAGCTAAAGTTGGCGGTCCTGTAGCAGGCCCAGCAATGGAAAACCTTATTAAAGAATACAACGTCCTAAATCCTGAGGGGGAAATTAAACAAAACGCAAGCGGCGCGTTAGTAGCTGTAAACCGACGCACAAATGTTGCTACGCCTATTTTGGATAAAGACGGCAAACCGGTAATGGGCAATCTTCCTTACGAAACTGCATTTGCGACTACCGTTGGCAAAGGGCAAGGCGAACGAAATGAAAAAGTTGTTTTGGCTGCACAAGCTGCCGTAGATAACATTGCAAAAATTGATTCTACAATTGAGCTTCTTAAGAAAGGTGACGCAACTACAGGTTTAGGCGCGGAACTTCGCAATAACATAGACCGCGCAAGAGCTTTGTTTGCCGGCGACATTAAAGCCAATAAAAAAGTTGCGGATACACAAATTCTTGATGCTTTGCTTGGTTCAGACGTGTTTTCAATGATTCAATCTTTGGGTATCGGCGCCAGAGGTTTAGATACGCCTGCTGAGCGGGATTATTTGCGTCAAGTAATGACTGGCACAATTCAAATGGATAATAAAGCACTTATTCGTTTGAGCGAAATTCGGCGAAATATTGAAACCCGCGCAATTGAAAAATACAACACTCAACTTGACAAAGGTGAGCTTAAAAAGTATTTTGAAACGCAAGGTTTAACACCTGAAAAAATTGAGGTTCCTACTGCTTCCGGTGGTGCTAGCAGCAATACAGTATCTGTTGGCGGGGTCACATACACTTTCCCTAATGCTGAAGCTGCGGCAAAATTTAAGAAAGAAGCGGGGGTTAAGTAATGGATTATGAAGCCTTGGCCAAAAAGTACGGCGGAGCAGTAGCCACGCCGCCCGCAATAGATTACGGAAGCTTGGCGCAACAATATGGCGGCGAGGTTCAAATGCCTCCGTCAACGCCACAAATGACAGCGCCAACTGGCGGCATTCCTTCGGGACGTCAACCAATGTCTTGGGGGCAAGTAGCAACTGAAGCCGTTACCAATCTTGGCCCAAGTGCTTACAAACAAGGTGAAGGAATTGTAAGCGCTATTCTTAGCCCTATTGACACATTAAAAACACTAGGAAAACTTGGCGGCGGCGCAGCGCTTAACATTATGCCGGACAAAGCGCGTGAAATAGCAACTAGCATTTTTACAAACCCACAGTCTGCTAAAGAAGCAATGGATTTGGCTTCAAGCGTCGGTGGTGAATACGCTACTAATTATGGATCATTAGAAGGTTTTAAACAAAAACTAGCTACTGACCCTGTGGGTGTAGTTTCTGACTTATCCACACTATTTTACGGTGGCGGCGCCGCAATAAAAGGTGCTGGTTTAACAAAAACAGGTGCAGCGGTGTCAAAAATTGGGTCAGCGATTGACCCGTTAAACATTGTGACCGCACCAATTCGTATGCCAATTGAGGCATCGCTTAAAAAAACAATGCCGGCTGCGCAAGCGGCTAACGCAGTGCGCGACGCAAACATCGCTTCTGCGCAAGCGGCGGGTTACACATTGACACCTGGTAGCATTACGCCAACTGGCAAAAATATTCTTGCCGAACGTGTTGCGGGTAAAACCAATCTTGAACAATTGGCTTCAGTTAAAAACCAAACAGTAACTGACAAACTTGTGCGTGAATCATTAGGGCTGCCTGAATCAGCGCCGCTTACCAGTTCGCACATGAAAGACATTCGCGCAGCGGAATATAACAAAGGATACGAGCCAATTAAACAAGTTGGGCAAGTGCCAACCGATTCAAAATTTGTAGATGATTTGGTTAATATTGAATCTAAATACGTTGGCGCTAACGCATCGTTTCCTGGTGCAATTCCGCCTGACGTTGAAAAATTGATTAAAACTTATACGGTTGATAAGTTTGATTCTAAAGATGCAATTAACGCATCACGCACATTACGCGATGAAGCGTCTGCTAATTTTAGAAAAGGCGAAAACGCTGTCGCTAAAGCACAGCTTGATGTCGCTAACGCTTTGGAAAACCAGATTGAGCGGCATTTAATTAATACAGGCCGCCCTGACGCGCATACAATTCTTGAACAATTTAAATTGTCGCGCCAACGTATGGCGGTTAGTCATACTGTTGAAAACGCCATTCGTGAAGGTTCAGGTTCCGTTGACGCTAAAAAATTAGCCGGTATGTTGCAGCGCGGCGACTACATGACAGGTGAGTTAAAGACAGCGGCTGAATTTGCAAACGTGTTTCCGCGCGTTAGTAATATGCCAAGTCAAATTGGTACGCCTGCCGCCGGTTCTGTTTTAGGCCAAGGTTTGTTTGCAGGCACCGCCGCTGGCGGCGTTGGCAGTATGTACGGTGGGGTATCAGGCGGTTTGACCGGCGCTGCAATTGGATTAGCCCCGTCTGTAATTTCGTCAGGTATGCGCAAATATTTACTTTCTAGCGCAGGGCAACGCAATCTTTTGCCTGATTACAATACACAAATACCTGGTATGACTCGCGAAGCAATGCGCAATATGTTGCTGGCTTCACAGGCGGGTAAAACGTATCAAGACTTAGAAAACCGCAACAGCTTAAGGCCGTAACATGGACTTTCAATTCATCATCAAT